AAAACTCTTTCTTCACTTCTAAAAGACGTTTATGAAAATACAATATACAATAGAAAACAATTAGATATTCTTACAAAAGAATTAGTACAGTTTATCAAAGATGGTAATACAGCTGTGCAGATTGTTCCTATGATAAAAGAGTATTTAGAAATTAATGTGAAGAATGATGATCAACTTGTAAAAATGGCAGGAATAGTACAAAGATTAATTGCGGCTGAACAAAAAGGTGGCAGTGAAGATGAGTATGGGTTGTCAGATAAAGAAAAACAACAATTACTTTCAGGTATAGAAGAAACTGTAATGGATATACAAAAAGAATCAGATAAGATTCATGAAAAAATACAATTTAATCAGGAAAATAAGTAATGCCTTTATTAAAAATAGCTGAAGTTAAAGCTTATGTACAACGTGCAATTACTGCGGCGTTCTCCAAAGTTGATTTTTCAGAAGAAACATTTGAAGTTGATAGATGTTATATAAATAAAGATGATATTCCTAATAGAGATTTTAAAATGTATGGTGCAATTGAAGGTACATTTGTAAAGAGTAAACATAAATCAATTTTACCAAAGGGTGAGGGAGCAATTAGACCTTTTGATTCAAATGTTAGAAGATATCCTGTACGCGGTGAATTAGTTACTGTAAAAGAAATTAATGGTAGACATTATTATAGTACAACAGTTAATGTAAAAGGTTCACCAAATGAAAATACAGCTAAAGGTGCGAGTTCGATTGGTAGTAATGTAGAAACAGTTCAAGAGAAAATGGGAGATACATTTGAACGTAATATTGATATAAAACCTGTCAGTTGTTGTGAGGGTGAAATAGTTTATGAAGGTAGATTTGGTAATTCAATTAAACTTGGGTTAAACCATAAAAATAATTCGCCAAATATTAAATTAAGAGCAGGACAAGGTGAAACAAGTGAATTACCATTGGAGCCTGTGAAGGAAAACATAGAAACAGACCACTCTTCTATTTATTTAACAACAGATGAAAGTATTATATTTGATGGTGAATCAGTAATAGGTAAAAATGTTTTAATGAAATCTGATTCTGTTAGAATTAGTGGAAAAGAAAGAATTATTATTAATAGTCCTAATTTAAGTGTAAAGGACGATGAAATTAAATTAGGTAATGGTGCTAATCAATCAGTAGTAAAAGGTGATGAATTGAAGAAAGTATTACTTGATTTAATAAGTGCGTTAGAAAAAGCAACTTACATAGGAGTTGCTCCAGGTTCTCCAACAACACCAGCGGTAAATGTATTTGAATTTACCAGTTTAAGGGTAAAATTAGAAACTATATTAAGTAATAAAGTAAAAACATCATAGGAGTTAAGTTATTATGACGAAAACGGAATTAATAAAAATAATCAAAGAAGTTGTTAGTAAAGAGGTTAAAAAAGAAATAAATAAAGTATTTATTAAAGAAGAAACTTCTTCTAAACTTTCAAAAGTAGTTCCTAAACAGAAAACTAAAATTAAAAAATCAAAAAAAGAAGTTAATTATACTACTAATGAAACTTTAAATAAAGTTTTAAATGAGACTGTAGGATTAAGTAAAAAAAGTTCAGAGTTTGACGAATATCCAACTGTAACTGGTAAACCATTTGATTCGAGTAGAGCAAAAGAACTTATGGGTTACGGTAAAACAGAAGAACAAAAACGAGATATGGCGGCAGTAGATACTTTACAGAAAGCAGGAGTTACATCAAAACAAGTACCAGAACACATTACAGATGCGTTGACACGAGATTATAGTGGGTTAATGAAAGCGATAAATAAGAAGAAATAAAATGGCTAGTGCAAAAGAAATAGATTTTGATCCAAATGCGTATGTCGGATTATCATTTCCTTTAAGAAGAAGTGCTACTTCTGATTTTGAACAAACAAAAAATACATTGGAAGCGGCAAAACATAATATTAAAAATTTACTTTTAACACATATTGGAGAAAGAGTTGGCCAACCAGAATTTGGAAGTAATTTGAGAGCAATATGTTTTGAACAAATAAATGATGAATTACCAACTAAAGTTGATGAAGAAGTTAGAAAATCTATTAACACCTGGTTACCATATATTATTGTTGAAAGTATAAATACTTTGACAGAAGATGGAGATGAGAATAGAATTATTGTTGAGATTCAATTTTCTACAAGTTTGAATCCTGAGTCAATTGAACAAATTAGGGTAGATGCGAGTTATACCGCAAGACGAATTTAGGAGTAATTAAATGTCTCGTACAAGTACAAAAAAGAATGTAACAAAACAAGTAAATTATTTAAATAAAGATTTTAATGATTTTAGAAATAATCTTATAGAGTTTGCTAAAGTATATTTTCCAAATACATATAATGATTTTAACGAAGCGTCGCCTGGTATGATGTTTATTGAAATGGCGGCATATGTTGGTGATGTTCTTTCTTATTATATTGATTCACAATTTAGAGAATCGTTACTTGCATATGCAGAAGAAAAGAAAAATATTTATAATATAGCACAATCATTTGGATATACACCAAAAGTTACATCACCGTCAACTACAGTATTAGACGTGTTTCAAACAGTTCCTACATTAAATAGTAAACCAGATTATCGTTATGCATTAACTGTTAAATCTGGTATGCAAGTCACTTCAACATCTACAGGAAAAACTTTTAGAACTTTAGAAGATTGTAATTTTAAATTTTCAAGTTCTTATGATCCACGAGAAGTAACAATATTTGAAACGGATAGTGGCGCACCAACAAAATTTTTATTAAAGAAAAGAGTAAGAGCCGAAAGTGGAACGGTAACTTCAGAAACTTTTACTTTTACAACGGCAGAAAAATATACTCAAATTAAATTAGCTAATGCAAAAATAATAGAAATTATTTCTGTAACTGATAGTGCTGGAAATTTATGGTATGAAGTTGATTCTCTTGCAAGAGATACGATTTTTGAAGATATGGAAAATAATTCTACTAATGATCCAACATCAGTAATTAATAGTGAGACTGCTCCATATCTGTTAAAATTGAAAAAAACATCTCGTAGATTTACAACGTATATTGATACGGAAGATAAAACTACTTTAAGGTTTGGGGCAGGTACATCAGCTAATGCTGATGAAGAAATTATTCCAAATCCAGATATGGTTGGTTCTGCTTTACCTGGTAGTCCAAGTAAACTTACATCAGCGTTTGATCCAAGTAATTTTTTGAAAACTAAAACTTTTGGGTTAGCACCATCCAATACTACATTAACTGTTAAGTATGCGTATGGTGGTGGTGTAGATGATAATGTTGTGTCAAATGATATTACTGCTATTTCAGGTGTTAGTTATGAAATTCAAGATTCTACTTTATCTGCGGCGTTAGTACAAAATGCAAAAGACTCTGTAGCTGTTAATAATGTTAAACCAGCCACGGGTGGATCTGCTGGTCAATCAATTAGGGAAGTTAAAGAAACTGCATTAGCGTATTTTCAAGCACAAAGTAGAGCTGTTACTAAAGAGGATTATATAGTTAGAGCATATTCTATGCCTCCAAAATATGGTAATATTGCAAAAGTTCATTTAGTACAAGATGATCAATTAAATGAAAAGGTAGGTGTTGCTGAATTAGAGAATGTAGTAACTCAAGAAGATGTTGATAATCAAAGAACAATAAAATCATTACAAGTTAGAACACCCAATCCACTTGCTATGAATATGTATACATTAGGGTTAAATTCACTTAGAAAATTGGAAATAGTAAATCAAACTGTTAAAGAAAATTTAAAAACATATTTAGGTCAGTTTAGATTAGCAACTGATGCTGTTAATATTAAAGATGCGTATGTAATCAATATTGGTATTAAGTTTGCAATTTTAACTAAAAATGGATATAATAAAAATGATGTATTATTACAATGTGTTGCTAGCGTAAAAGATTTTTTTGATATGGATAGATGGCAAATAGGACAACCAATTATTATGTCTGATATAGCATATGAATTGTCATTAGTAGACGGGGTGTCATCAGTTGTACCACCTAAAGATAATAATCCAAGTACATTACCTATTTTAATAACAAATAAATATAAAGTAGAAGATGGTTATTCGGGTAATTTTTATGACATTGAGAGTGCATTAATTGAAGGTATTGTATATCCAGCATTAGACCCAAGCATTTTTGAAATAAAATATCCTAATTCAGATATAGAAGGAAAAGTTCTTGGTGATAACTTAGGAGCGGGAGATTAATTAGATGCATTATTTTATATTTCCAGACAAAGATACAACTTTATATGAAGCCAGTTCAAGTATAAATGCTGGTATGGATGAGATTCTTGAAATAAGAAAAGATGTTAATGACGCGGCAACTATTAAAAGAGTTTCAAGAGCTCTTCTCAAATTTGATTTAAATCATATATCACAATCAGTTTCAGATGGAAAAATACCAAAACCTAATTTGACAGGTTCGAGATATTTTCTTAATTTATTTGATGCACATCCTACATCTTTAGCAATGTCGCAAAGTCTTTATGCATATCCAGTAAGTCAAAGTTGGAATGTGGGTGATGGTAAGTTACACGATGATCCAGTAACTACGGAAGGTACAAGTTGGATATATAAAGATGGTAAAACTGATGGAACATTATGGTATTCACCGATGAGTTCTTCAGGTGCTACTTGGCATAGTGGTAGTGGATATGAAGCATCACAATCTTTAAATAATGAAACACGGGATATAAGAATGGATGTTACTGATATTGTAAATACGTGGTTTGCAGGAACAGTTCCAAATGAAGGATTTATAGTTAAAAGACGTGGTAGCGTTGGAAATACAGATTCCGGTTCTGATGAAGGTAGTTCAGATAGATTAGGTAATTTAGCATTCTTTTCAAGAGATACACATACTAAATATCCTCCAACATTAGAAGTTGTATGGGATGATTCTACTTGGACAACTTCTTTATCAGAATTGACTGGTTCTGCGTTAGAAGATGTTGTTATTTATATGAAAGGATTAAGACCTAAATATAACGAAAAATCTAAGGTTAGATTTAGACTTGTTGGTAGAGAAAGATTTCCTACAAAAACATATTCAACTACACCATCTAATTTAACTGTAAAATATTTACCAAGTGGTAGTACATTTTATTCTATAAGGGATGCGGAAACAGATGATGTTATTGTTCCATTTGGTTCTGGTTCAAAAGTAAGTTGTGATGGTAGTGGTAACTATTTTAATGTATGGTTAGATGGATATCAACCTGAAAGGTATTATAGATTGTTATTTAGGTTTATTAGTGGAAGTGGAACTGTTCATGAAATAGATCAGATTTTTGACGAAGGACATTCATTTAAAGTGTCACGATAATGCCGTATTCAAAAGAAGAACTAAAAACAGTTGATTTTTATCAAGATTTTGTTGGTAGATTACGTACTGAATATTTAAATCAATTGAAAGATTCAGCTACTAATAATAATTTTAGAAGTGATATAGTTGATTTATATTCATTCGAAGATATTTTTACTGGTAATGGTATAGAAGACGTAGTAGTTACTGATACAGTTTATAAAGATTATATAAATGAAGACCAACAAAAATTACAATCAATAAAATCTAAAAGTGATTATCCATTGTATACAAAAGGTAAACTTTTAGATACAGTTTTAGATAGAACTATGACTGAATTACTGGAAGTTAAATTTATAGAAACGTTACCTGAAGGACTTGAAAATGGTGATGTAGTAAGTAATACAGATCCAACTGATTTTAATAAATGGTTAATAGAAAGTTATCAAAAAAGATTATATCCTGATTTAGCTACTTTCTTTGCAAGTGATTATGCATTTGATGAGGTTACTTCAATAGAACAAAGTATTATTGATGGAATACCTGATGGTGATTTAATAGATTAAAATGGAAAAATTATGGCAAGTACATTATCAGAAAAAGACA